CATCCAGCTTATAAAGTTGGAATGTTTAAAAAGTGGGTATCTAATATTCCTAATATTTTAAGATTTTCAATTTCACATGCAGATCCTGGAGTTGAGGTTGAATATGTAAAAGATTTTATTACGAGCCAAATTTATCGAAAGGCTTTTGAATACTTGGAAGAAATTAACTTTGAAAAACATAAACAAATAATACAAAATAATTTAGACCCTAAATTTAAGTTTGCCTTAGAGGCATGCATGAATCACTTTATATATACAGAAGAGTATGAAAAGTGTACTGTTTTGAAGAAATTTCAAGACTTATATAAAGAAAACTTGCCCTCATAACTTCTTTCTTGTATATTTGGGCTACGGTTTAAGGAGCCATAAGTGAATAGAGGAATGAATGGGAAAAAGGGGAAAATGGTACCCGGGGGTGATAATGAAACAATCAATTAAAATTATATGAAAAATAGAGACTTAATGGAACGTAGATTAGATGTTATACTAGGTAATATCCAACGTTTAAAATTTATTGTACAAAGACAAGAACCTGTTGAAACCTACATGCAAGTTTTGGAACAACTCCAAGACCAAATTGAGGAATTTCAATCAATGGTTAGAAGAGAACCTTTATCTCCTGAAGAAGGATTTGGATTATATTAATCCTTTTATTATATTATGGTTATGTTAACAGCTGAGAAGATTCAAGAAAATTGGGAAATATTACTCAATATTATTGAGAATGAAATTTCTGGGGATAGAGGTTCTAGACTTTTAGAATTTTACAATCAATATTCTGAAAGATTAATTATGATGCCTGCCGCACATAAAAAAGAATATCATAATGCATTCCCAGGCGGATATGTTGATCATGTTATCCGTGTTATTAATTGTGCTATAGAGTTACATAATTTATGGGAAAAAATGGGAGCCGATTCCTCTACTTATACCCGTGAGGAATTAATCTTTTCAGCTCTAAATCATGATCTTGGTAAGATGGGGGATGAGGAACATGAAGCCTATATTCCCCAGACAGACCAATGGCGTAAGGATAAACTTGGAGAAGATTATATGTTTAATACCAAGGTATCTTTTGCTTCTGTTCCCGATAGAGGTTTATATCTCCTTCAGTCTCATGGTATTCAGTATACCTTTAATGAAATGATCACCATTCAGACTCACGATGGTTTATATGATGAGGCAAATAAAAAGTATTTAATGACTTACCTCCCAGAACAAAAACCCCGTACATCCCTTCCTTATATAGTACATCAGGCTGATTTGATGGCCGCTCGTATTGAATTTGAACAAGAGTGGTTATCTAAATTAAATAGTGATCAACCAACCAAAAAGACAAACTTTAATTTATCCAAATCAGATTCATCTAAAAAACAACCAACTAAACAAAAAGCACTTTCTAATGTTAAAAGTGAAGGACTTAAAGGTTTAATGGATGATTTTTTTAATTAATATATGATTATAATACTGTTAAATATTTTAGTAATTGTATCTTGTGTATTCATTTATACAACAGTTAATTTATTGAAGAAAAACGAACAATTAGAGGATATTACTATTAAACAACAACAAATTTTAGATAATTTATCTCAAGATATTTTTTATTGTGAACAACGTATCCAAGAACTAGATACATTAGGTGCTTTTAAATCTGATGATGAAATTGGATGGTTTTTTAAAGAAGTAAAAAATATGTCTGATAAATTAAAACAATACATTTTAAACTAATATGGCTAAAAAAGCAAAAAGTATACCTTACTTTACAAAGGACACTGAATTAGCTATAATGGAATATAATCATTCTACTGATTTTGAACATCGTTCCCGATTATATAGAGATAAAATCCATTATGCTTTTTTTAAATTAACAGAAAATATCATCCATACTTTTAAATTCTATCATACAGAAGTTGAAAATATTGAAGATCTACAACACGAGGTAATCACATTCCTACTCAGTAAAATTCACTTATTTGACCCTTCAAAAGGAGCTAAAGCATATTCTTATTTTGGAACTATTGCTAAACGTTATTTAATTTTCAATAATACTAAAAACTATAAAAAGAAAATTGAACATATTGATATTGATACTTTTAATTTTGATGGTGATAATGAAGGTAATTTTTCTAAATCATTAAGTAATGATCTTCAATATGATATTGAAATTTTAGAGGAAAAAGGAAATAGTTTAGATAAATTATCTAGATTTATGGATAAATATTTAAAATATTGTGATGACAATTTATTCAAATTATTTCCAAAAGAAGAAGATTATAAAGTAGCAGATGCTGTTTTAGAATTATTTCGTAAAAGAGAAAATTTAGATATCTTTAATAAAAAAGCTCTTTATATCTATATTCGTGAAATGGTTGAAGTTAAAACATCTCATATAACTAAAATTTCTAAAAAATTACATGACATATTTAAAAATGGATATTGTTTTTATATAGAAAATGGTTATGTAAAGTTTTAATTAACTTTATATTTATAACATATATTTATTATGTCTAATTTTGATGTAAATATCTTTGGAAAAAAATCATTTGCTGATTTAATGAAAGAGATATACGATAATTCTAAAAAGAAAGAAGCTCAAATTTCTGCCTTAATTTCTGAATTAAAACCTCTTATCAACGATATTGGTGATGCTACTTTGATTGTTCCATTAATTAAAGAATATATGGAAATTGGTGTTAAAAACGATGAACATTTAATTAAATTAGCAGCCATTGTCCAAAGAGCAATGCAAAATTCTACAAATAATGCTGATGGTTCATTGGGTATTAGTGATGAAGAAAAAGCACAATTGTTGGCCGAAATAAATAAAATACAATCTCCTGAAAAATAATGAATTATTCTCCTTCTGTAGTAATTGATGTTGTTTTAGATACAAACAATAAGTACTTTAGTACTGTAGGAGGTTATAACGGAATTGGAACTGTAGTTTATAAGGAAATAAAAGGTAATTCATATGGTGCTTTAGGATTTGCTAAATCTTATTTCCCTAATATTACTAATTATCCTTTAAAAAACGAATTAATATACATCTTTCAATTACCTAATCCAGATGTCCAGAATAATGTAAATAGACAAAGTTCATATTATATATGTCCTATAAATATTTGGAATAGTCCTCACCATAATGCTATCCCTAATATATTTAATATATCTGATATTCCTGATTCACAAAAACAAGATTATCAACAAACCGAAAGAGGATTAGTTAGAAGAGTACAAGATGGTTCTACTGAAATTGATTTAGGTAATACATTTACAGAACAATCAAATATAAAACCTTTAACTAAATTTGAGGGTGATTTTATTATTGAAGGTAGATTTGGTAACTCTATTAGATTTGGTTCCACTGTTATAAGTGGGTCTCAACCATTAAATAATTGGTCAACCGGGTCTCAAAACGGTGACCCTATTACTATTTTAAGAAACGGACAAGATCCTAATGCAGGTAGTGTAGGATATTTACCTACTATAGAAAACCCAAGTACTGATCCAAGTTCAATCTATTTAACCTCTACTCAAAAATTAGGAATATCTTCACCATCATCTTATCCAAGTTATAAATCATCAAATGATGCTCCTATAGCTACTAACCAATATAATAAACCACAAATTTTAATTAAATCTGGACGATTAGTTTTAAATTCTAGTGATGATCATATATTGATGCGTTCTAATAAATCCATTAATTTAAGTGCATTTACATCAATAAATTTAGAAACCGGAGGTGATATTATATTAGAATCTGATAAAGTGTATTTAGGTAGTAAAGATGCTACTGAAAAAGTTGTATTAGGAAATACATTGAAAACTCAATTAGATACTTTAATAACAGCATTAAATACATTTGCCACTATTTGTTCATCCCAAATATCACAACCTTCAGGAACACAATTGGCCGCTATTGTATCGGCTGCTGAATCTTTGAAAAATGCTTTAGGGAAAGTTAACACAAATAACATCTTGTCTGACGATATTTATACTACATAATGACTGAAAATTTTGATCAAATACGGAAAAGAAGACAAGAAAAAGCAGCTCAACGTGATAAGGAAAATGCTGAACTAACTAGAGAACAACAAAATTTAAAAGTTGTTGAACAATCTGTACCTGAAAATCAAAAAGCTAAAGGATCAGCCAAGTTTGGTCAATTAATTCTAAAATTAGGATTAACAATATTTAACCAATTTCAACCCCAAATCATATCTTATATTAAAGATTTTGGACTGAAAAATGCTGATAAATTAGGAACAGATCCTGAGTTTTTAAATAAAATTCTAAGTGGTGAGATTGATCCTAAAACATTATTAGATATTTGTCCTTCTAAAGAAAAATTAGAACAAACCATTATTTTAAGAAATAGATTAACAAATAACTTAAACAATGTTGGTAATAGATTAAATTCATTTAACGAATCATTAAATGCTCAATTAGTGGCCTATAATATTTCTCTAACATTATTAGAAACTTTAGACATAGCAAGTAAAGCAACCTCATTAGCCGCTAAATTCGTCCCTGCCCCTCCAGGCATACCTGGTGTAGTAACATCAACCTTAAATGATTTATTGGCAACCAAGTTATCACTTTTATTTACATCAGATGGTTCACCTAAATTATCTAAATTAAAAGCAATTTTTGATTCGGCTGCTATGCCTTTAACTATAACAAGCGGTTATATTAAAACAGCAGTTAATTTACTTAGTATATTAGATGTAATTATATTATTGTGTGATCCTAATGCTAATTTATTAGGTATTTCAAGTAGTTTAACAGATATAACTACTCAGTTAAATTCTACTAATAATGATAATACTTATAAAGGTTTTACATTTGAGATAGAGGAAGTACCATTTAATGAAAAATTAACTAGAAGAAGAGCAATTGGAATAAATAAAAGTGGTATTAAATTAATTGAAACACAATTATCTTTTACTACAGATAATCAAATCCTAATTGAGGAATTAAAATTAATAATTGATAGAGATAATTTAAAAGCCGATTAAATAAATATTTATACAAGATGGATACTAAAGGTCTTAAAAAACTAATTAAAGAAGCCGTAAGAGAAGCAATTCAAGAAGAATTAAAAGATATTCTATTGGAGGTAGTACGTTCTCCTAAATTAACATTAGAGGGAACCCCTATTGGTAATAATGGATTTGGAGTTGTAAACGAATCAAAGATTACTTCCCCCCCAGTAAATGATTTTTCTCAAAAAACAAGATCATTCTATTCACAAATGATGACCGACTTTACCCCAGGTGCTACAACAATATCTAAAACAACAAGTGATGTTGGAACTTATATTCCTCGTTCTGTAGATGCTGCTAATGGTACTTTACCTGAAGGAAATGTAGGTTTGGATCAAATCATGGCCTTAATGAGCGCTAAATAATGGCATTTGGTGCAAAGAAAATATTCCCAATAGATCAAAACCCCCGTAAAGCCGTGGGTGTTGCTCTTCCTTTTAATGCACCTTCTGTTTTTGATTCTACTTTTATTACTAAAGATGCTATAAGAAATAATTTAATTAATTATTTACTTACTAACCCTGGAGAAAGACCATTAAATCCTTCTTTTGGAGCAGGAATAAGAAATTATATTTTTGAACAAATATTAAATGAAAATTTAGAAAATATAGCATTTAAAATCGAAAGTGATATAAACAAATATTTCCCCTCAGTTCAAGCTACAGTAAATATAATCCCTAATTATGATTATAATACCGTATTTATTGATATTAACTATTCTATAATTAATACGGGAATAACCGATAACATACAAATAAATTTTAATAATGGCCAATAATAAAGATATAAAATATTTTAATAGGGATTTTCAAGGATTAAAAAATCTTTTAATAGACTATACTAAAACCTATTTCCCTAATACTTACAATGACTTTAGTCCATCTTCTCCTGGAATGATGTTCATGGAAATGGCCTCTTATGTAGGTGATGTTTTATCTTTTTATTTAGATAACCAAATTCAAGAAACCTTTTTACAATATGCTAAACAATCTCAAAATATATACACGTTAGCATATATGATGGGATATAGACCAAAAGTTACTAAAGCATCAACAGTAAATATTGATATATATCAACAAGTTCCTTCTATATTAAGTGGTTCGGTATATGTACCTGATTTTAATTATACTTTACAATTTGCTGAAAATACTCAAATAAGAACACTAAATAATACCTTCTTTCTTATTCAGGATAATGTAAATTTTACTTTTTCAAGTTCAACTGACCCTACAGAAACCACAGTATATCAAACATCAGGAGGTAATCCTCAATATTTCTTATTAAAGAAAACAAGACAAGCTATATCGGCTCAAGTAAAATCAACAACTTTTACATTTGGTACTCCTGAGGAATTTTCCACAGTAAACATTATCGACACTAATATTTTACAAGTATTAGATATAACCGATAGTGATGGAAATATTTGGTATGAAGTACCTTATTTAGGTCAAGAAATGATATATGATAGTATTAGAAATACAAATACAAATGATCCTAATACTTATCAAGACACAGATGCCCCTTATTTATTAAGGTTAAGAAAAACACCAAGAAGATTTGTTTCTCGTTTTACTTCAACAGGTAATCTCCAACTTCAATTTGGCTCAGGTACAACTGGAGATATTGATGAAATTATAGTTCCTAATTCAGATAATGTAGGTTTAGGATTACCATATAAACAAAGTAAATTAACAACAGCATTTGATCCTACTAATTTCTTACAAACTGATACCTATGGTATTGCACCATCTAACACAACATTGACCGTTAGATATTTAGTTGGTGGTGGAGTTACATCCAATATTGATGCTAATACTTTAACTCAAATTGTTAATTCATCAAATATTTCATTTATTAATTCTAATTTAGATCCAACTACATCCAATTATATTTTTGGAACAGTAGCCATTACAAACCCTGAGGCCGCATCTGGTGGTTCTGATGGAGACACATTAGAGGAAATTAGACAAAACTCTTTAGTAACTTTTCAATCACAATTACGAAATGTTACCCCATCTGATTATTTGGTTCGTGCTTTGTCAATGCCTTCCAATTATGGATCTGTTGCTAAAGCTTATACCGAGGCCGTTAAAATCGAAAATTTACAACCTGGTGAAACACCATCAGTTCTAGATTTATATGTTTTAGGGTATGATGCTAATAAAAAATTAACAACTGTTTCCGATACAGTAAAAAACAATCTAAAAACATACCTAGCAGAATATAGAATGATAAACGATTCTGTTAGAATTAGAGATGGATTTGTTATTAATATAGGTGTTGATTTTGAAATTATCGTATTACCTAACTTTAATAGTAATGATATTTTAATAAACTGTATTAATACCTTACAAACTTATTTCAATGTTGATAAATGGTCAATAAACCAACCAATTGTATTGCAAGATTTATATATTGAATTAAGTAAAGTTCAAGGTGTACAAACAGTAAAAAATATACTAATAAATAACAAATCAGGAATTATAAATGGATATTCCCAATATGCTTATGATATTGAAGGTGCTACACAAAATGGTACTATATATCCATCTTTAGATCCTTCTATTTTTGAAATTAAGTATCCAAATAGCGATATCCAAGGAAGAGTAGTATCTTTCTAAAATCAATATTTATAATAAATGGCCGTTTATAAAATTTTTCCTGAAAAGGATGCTACTCTGTATTCACAATATCCCTCTGAAAACACAGGGTTGGATGAGATCTTAGAATTATCAACAATAGCTGATAACCAAGTAGTATATTCTAGTCGTCCTTTATTACAATTCAATCAATCAGAAATTACTGATATAATCAATAACAAGATATCAGGTAAAACATGGCAAGCTAATTTAAGATTATTTTTAGCATATGCCTCTAATATTCCCCTAAATTACACATTATATTGCTACCCAATATACAGTTCTTGGGTTATGGGAACTGGTCATTATCAAGATAGTCCTATAACCGATAATGGGGTTAGTTGGAAATTTACCCAAGAATCAGGATCAGGAACATGGTCTATTTTTCCTTATAATTCATATGTAACATCATCATATCCTTCAAATAATATTGGTGGTGGTGATTGGTATTATGAATACCCAAATAAATCATTACCCTTTACTCAAACGTTTACATACGCAACTTCAAAAGATATAAACTTTAATGTAACGGATGCTGTTGATTTATTTGCTAGTGGATCTATTACTAATAATGGGTTTATAATTAAAAAAGATGATTCTATAGAATTTAGTTCTGGATCAGCATTTGAACTAAGATATTTTTCTGTTGATACACATACAATTTATCCTCCATGCTTAGAAATTAAATGGGATGATTTTTCTACAGTATTAACTGGATCTCTTACCTCTAGTATATTAACTAATTCTAGTTTTAAACTAACATTACCTAATAACTCTGGTTATTTTTATAGTGGAAGTATAGCAAAAATTAGAGTAAATGCTCGTCCTGCTTATCCTCCTCGTACTTTCTCAACCTCATCCATATACACAACTAACTATTTTTTACCTACCTCATCTTATTGGGCTATTAAAGATCTAGATACAAATGAATATGTTGTAGATTTTGACAATACCTACACCAAAATAAGTGCAGATTCAACCAGTAATTATTTTACTGTTTATATGAATGGATTAGAACCAGAAAGATATTATAAATTTTTAATAAAAACTATAATTGATGGTCAAACTGTAATTTCTGATGATAGTTATTATTTTAAGGTAATTAATGGATAATGAGTGAAAAAATAATTATATCTAAAACAGGGTATAATAAATCCCAATTTGGACAGGTAGTTGATAATCAATTCACTCAACTTATTTCTTCTCCTACTGCATCTGTTGCTCAAACTATTGATGTAAATCAATTTTTTCAAGCATATGATAATTTATTTTTTCAAATTCCAAAATTAGGAGAAATTAACTCACACCAATACTTAATTAATAAAAGTGGTAATTATATTGATGAAAATGTTGTAAGTGAAGAAGTACAAGCATTATTAGAAGAAATTAATCAACTTCGTCAAGAAAATTTGGAATTACAAAGACAAGTTATTACCGTTCAAGCAGAAAGTGTAAATCCAACAGAACAATCAAATGCTAATTTAAATCAAATTGGTTCTACTACTAGAAAAAAACCTCAAGTTACCTCTACAGAAGCACCAACTGAAACATTACCCTCAGGAGGAAGTACACAACTTAAAGTAGGAGGAGCAAGACGTCCTACCCCAGAAAGATCAAGACCTCAAGTTAGACAATAATGACACAAACCACAATAACCCAAACAACCCCTATAAATCAACAAAATCAAATATTAGATATATCTGATAGTATTTTAGTTACTAGTATATCAACTGATAGTAGTTTTAATGTTGAAACAGATTCTATAGAGGGATGGGTATATGATTTAAACAATACTTTAATTCAATCTGTTAATGTTAGTTATACTGTTCAAAATACTAATGTTGATAATAATGAAATAAAAGAATTATTTATTGATCCCGTTAGAGATTTAGAGGTTAATATTCTTAATACAGGGATTTACAACATTAATTATAATTTTTTAAGAAATAAACTTGATTCCTCTGTATTTTCTCAATATTATATTAGTGAAATATCTAATGATAGAACCGAATTAAGATTAGATACTACTAACTTAACAAATGATGAAATAAAAATATCATTTGATAATTTTAGTATTGATTTTAATAATTCTCCTGTATTTAATGGTTTTTATTTAAATTTTAATAGTAATAATCTATTATTAGCAACTAATATAGCTCTAGATACAACTGACGGAAAAAATACTATTTTAATAAAATTATATGAACCTCTTCCTCCAACTTATGATATTAAAACACAGTTATGGGTTGTTGAAAAAGTTTCTGATCCTTTAGCATATCAAGTAGAATTTATAAATGATCAAGTAGAATTTGACGATAGAATATTTTTAAAAGGACCTAATTTTAACATTTCTGTAAAAGATCAAGTAAATAATTCTACCGAATTTAAAACACTTACTACACTCTCTTCCAACTCAACAGGACTACAGAATCAATTAAATAGTCTACTAGCTGAAAGAAGAGTAGAATTAAATACTGATTATACCGATTTTAATAACTTTATATTCTTTAGTTCTGCCGAACAAAGATTATCTAATTTTTATTATAAAGCATCATTAATTGAATCATATAATAATGATATTACCGTATTAGATACATTACCTAATACTATACAGGTATCATCGAGCAAAGCTATAATTCAATCTAAAATAAACGATATTATAACCAAATTTGACGGTTATGATTATTTTCTATACTACGATTCAGGTTCAAAATCATGGCCTAAATCAACACCAACCAAACCATATACATTATATTCAACCGGTTCTGCTCAAGTCATAACTTGGTATAATGAACAATCATTATCTTCATCAAGATATGATAATGAAAATCAAAATTATCTATATAATGTCTTACCTCAGTACATTCAAGAGGATCCAGACAATGACCAATTCCAACTTTTTGTTGATATGGTTGCTCAATTATTTGATGAAATTTGGTTATATACTCAAGCAATTAAAAATAGACAAGATGGAGATAATAGTTTAAGTGGTGGTATTTCTAAAGATTTAGTCGCAGATGCTTTACGTTCTTATGGTATAAACATTTACCAAAGTAGTTTTTCTACTAGTGATTTATTTACATCATATTTAGGAATCACATCTAATGGTTCATTGTTACCTCCTACAGGAAGTGAAGTAATTACAAATTACGTAACATCATCTGCGGAAATGATTCCGTTTGATGATGCTCAAAAATTAATTTATAAAAGATTATATCATAATTTACCTTACTTACTTAAGAAAAAAGGTACAATTGATGGTTTAAGAACATTATTAACATGTTTTGGAGTTCCTAGTACTATAATTCAAACAGTTGAATTTGGAGGAAAAAATACAACCAACACCAATGATTGGGATTATTTTGAAGATAGGTTCGACTATGCTTATTCTTCAACAGGATCTCAATTCATATCATCATCATTTGCTTTAAATTCCTCTTGGAATTCACCTGATGATGTTCCTTCTGCTGTTGCTTTTAGATTTAAAGCCGAATCTGTTCCCCCAACAAACTACTCCCAAAGTTTATGGTCAACTGATAAAGGATTAGGAATATATCTAGAATATAACGGATCAAATTTAATAACAGGATCATACTCAGGATCATCAACAAACCCATATAACCAATACGGTACATTAAAATTCATCTCAGGAACTGATTCTGCAAGTATTTATTTACCTTTCTTTAATGAAGGATGGTGGTCTATATTAATTAATAGTAGTAGTATAGGATATACTCTATATGCTAAAAATAATATATATGATGGTTATGAGGGAAATAAAATTGGTTTCCAATCATCCTCCTCATTAGCCATTCCTACTTTATGGAGTGCTAGTGTAATAAGTTACTTTGCATCATCCTCAGGAACATATATTGGATTTTCAGGATCATTACAAGAATTAAGATATTATACTCAACCATTACCTGAGTCCTCGTTTAATGATTTTGTAATGAATCATTACTCGATTGAAAGTAGTAATACTTTATCTTTTAGAGCAGCCTTAGGTAGTCAATTATATACTAGTTCTGTATCTATTCATCCTAAGGTTGATGGTAGTTGGGTAACAACATCATCATTTACCTCTGATAGTAATTTTTACTTTAGTTCAACCCCAACATTTTCACCAAATGTAGAGACTTTATATTATGATGAACCTGGGGTTGGATTATTAAATAGAGTATCAAATAAAATAAAACTACAAAATAATAACATTCCATCAGGAGATGTATTATCACCTTTATCTTCTTTATCTCAAGTAACTCCTTCAATAGGTAGTATTTCAAATAATAATAATTTATTAGAGGTTGGTTTTTCTCCTCAAAATGAAATTGATAAAGATATAATTGAACAACTAGGTTATTTTAATATTGGTGAATACATTGGTGATCCAAGACAAGTTTCAAATAAATCATATAGTGATTTATCGTTATTAAGAAATGAATATTTCCAAAAATACGACTCACCATATAATTACTCTGATTATGTTCGTTTAATTAAATATTTTGATAATGCTTTGTTTAAAATGATTAAGGACTTTGTTCCTGCTCGTACAAGTATTTCAACAGGTATTATAATTAAACCAACTATATTAGAAAGACCAAAATACCCAGAACCACAAGTAAGTTGGACTCGTCCCGAATATACAGCCTCTATAGAACACCATTCTGGAAGCGATACTATATATTTGTTTAGTGGGGATAATGGTGGATTATATTCTAACCAATCAAGTAGTTTTACAGAATTATTTAGTGGACCTGAAGGGATATTTAATATTACCCACAATGATAATGCTGAATTTTATAATGGTGAATTAGAAGGTACAGTATTAACTGTTACAACACAATCATTATTAAATAATCCTTTATTAGATGATTTATATAGAGAATCAATTGCTGATTTGCAAAACCTAACTGCAACAATAACAACAACTTTTTCTGCAACATGCGTAGAACTAGTTGGAGGTAGCTACAAGACCTCAACATCGTCTGCACCGTTTCCTTTTAACCAATCTAACTTAATATCACCCTATTACAATATCAGTACATACCAATATACTCCTACATTCCCCGTCCAGGTAAATATACAAATATCAATATCCTCCTCTTTCTCACAAGTAAACGATGCTGATGCAGAAGCTTTTGGTATAGACCTATACCTAGTAGAAACATCCCAAGGAGTGCGAAATATAGTAGGATTACAATCATTTAACACAGGTTCAGACGCTGGTCCATTACCAGCAACTAATCCATTTAACTTTAGTAAAACATTTTCTAACATATCTATTAAACCAGGAAGCGCCTATACTATAGAGTACATAGGAAGTTGTAATGCATCTGCAGATGATGTAGGGTCTTTTGAATTTTCAACATCAGGAACATCCTGGGTGATTACAGTTAATAACTTATATACCCAATCAACTTATTACTTAGACCCAACAATTTATACTCAACAAAACTTCCCCGGTGATATAGGATTATTTGATGATTATTATGCTATATACGGTAATGTATATTCTAATAGAGTATCAAATAAATATTTTGATGTAGATTATTCATCCAATCCTAATATTCCTGTTAACTTTGACTCTATAATGAGTGGTTCGGCAATATATGCTCAAGTACAACCATCAAATTATACTTTAAGAAGACACATTAATTCAAGATATGAAGGAAGTAAATTATATGGTGCTAACATAAATCAATTTACTGTAAACGATACTAGTTATGCAAATAAACCAGTAATTGAAAGATATGCTGATTATGTTGCTCAATATGATTATGTAGACCAAGGAACTTCTACTTCTGTAATTCATATTTTAAGTTTAGTAGATATAGATGGAAATAAAATAGCACTAAATGGAAATACTAATTATAATTTGGGTATGATTAAAACACTATTTCCTCAATCATCCTCTATTTCTTTGGTTGACCTAACATCAAACTCAGCAGGATTAAATACCTCTGGAAGTGCTCGTATAAGTGCTTCTTTAGATGAAAACAATATGGAAATCTATGGATCTATTACAAAAACAGATACAGGATTTGTTGTTCCCTCAAATTTCAATCCTTATGTTGATGTATATGAGGTGGCTAGAAAAGCAGGATTAATATAAAAAATCATAGAATAGATATATTTATAATAAATTATGGCATACTTAAATAATACAGCTGTAACTGTTGATGCAATACTAACTACAAAAGGTAGAGAATTATTGGCACGCGGTGATGGCTCATTTGCAATTACTCAATTTGCTCTATCAGATGATGAGATTGATTATACAATGTATAACCCCACTCATCCCTCAGGATCAGCATTTTATGGTCAAGCGATTGACAACATGCCTTTACTAGAGGCTTTTCCTAATGAGAATCAAATAATGAAGTATAAATTAGCTACTCTACCTCGTGGTACAGCTAAATTGCCTGTGTTGGATTTAGGTATTTCGTCTATTATTTTAAAACAAGGAGCATCTTTAACTTTAACACCCCAAACATTAAACTACTTAGGTAATACTAATGTATTTGAAACTAGTGGTTATACCGCTACTATTTCTGATGTTAGAACATTATCTACATTTACGGGAGTTGGAATAAATACTCCTGCGGTAACTGCTCTAAATGCTACTGTAACCGTAGGTACTAATGTTTCTAAAACAATAATTGGTACTTCATTCCAATTAAGAGGAACTACAGTTAACACATTGTTCACTTCAGTAACTTCAATCCAAGCTACCTTAACTGTAATAGGAAATGATAGCGGAGCTCGTTTAGTAATTCCTGTAACAATAACTAAAGCATAATAGAAAATGTCATTTAAACGTTTAGACACAGAAGATTTTGTTATAAGTGCTGATGCAATTAGTTCAACTTTATGGTCAACTAATTCACCAATATTAACTCAATTTTTTACCTCATCCACCCAAGGTGCAACATCTTTAAATTATTATTTAGATGTTTATCAAACAGCATCTACATTAAATGGATCTGAGGTACAATTTTCTATTGCTTATGGTAATAAATTTGGTAGTGGAAGTGTTTTATATAACCCTACAATAACAGGTTCATCATATTCTAGAACAATTTATGGTCAATACCGTACTTTAGTTTTAGGAGATGAAAATTCTGATTTTGTATTTGGTGGTTATACTGCTTCTGAATTCCATGCAATATCATTTGATAGATCAAGATATAAAGAATCATTATTACCTGGTTCATTAACTTTAGTTTTAAGTAGTAGTGCTGGTAAACTTACTTTAACAGATAACAGTAAAGTAACTAACACAATTACTTATCTTGATTCCGGTCGAGTATACCAATTAGTAAGTGGTTCTGCTGGGATTGTAAATACTACATTCTCTAATGGATATACACAAAACTCAGGATCATATGGTTACTTACTACCTGATATTGGAATAATTTTATTAAATAGTAGAGCAATTGCCTCTCCTGTTGCTGGTGGTGGTTTATCAACAAACATTACAGCCTCTGCAGTTAATACATCTCAATCATTAAATGAAAAAATGTATGAATTGATTAAAACAGGAGCTTCATTCACAATTAATTCACAAGAAACTATTACTTCTGATTATGTTTTTATTCGTGTAAGAAACAGTGAATTTAACTATACAGAAAATCCTAGCTTCATCTCAGGATCAACAGGTGACATAATCTATACAGACTTCATCAACAACCCAGTAACCTATATTACTACTGTTGGGATGTATAACGATAATAATGAATTATTGGCTGTTGCTAAATTAAGTAAACCACTCCAGAAAGACTTCACTAAAGAAGCTTTAGTTAGAGTTAAGTTAGATTTCTAAAATGAATGGGTGCTTACAAATCACTAACCGTCCAGGACATAATAATTAGTCCATTTGAGGTAAACAAAGGATTTACCTTTCAGGGAGCATCATCTTTAACTGGATCTAGTGTTTTAATTGATAGATATCTAGGAAAAAACTTAACTAGCAGTTTTAATCCATCAACTGATCCTACTACAGGATATGTAGTAACAGGTAGTTATCAAAGATTAATATACGATTCGGTAAAACATCTTTATTATTCTAACTATATATCCTCATCCACCGGAGATTTAGCCGCTGTTACTAGTACTATATTTGGTTTTGATTCCGAGGGAAATAGAACTGTAGGACCTAGAGACACAACAAACAATTACAACTATTTACAAAATACATTAACCCAATCTAGATATTTTCCTACTGCCTCTGATGAAATAATAGGGGTTATTTCTATTCCTCAAAACATATTTGGTGACCAAATCAAACCAGGATCATTTAAAATATCAGCAGATTCAGGTAGTTTTACAGATGATGGACAAGGCAATTTAGTCTACTCAGCAGATAATACTATTAGAGGTAATATAATATATCAACATGGCTTAGCTATTATAACTAATGATGGTGGTGCTGGTGATACTTACGGTACAGCAATATATGGAACTAGTATATATGGATCAGAGGTTAACCCATTTATAGAAAATTTTATTAATTCATCTAATATAACGTGCTCATTTTCTTCCTCATATACTATATATGAAACACTATTTAAATGTACTTTAAGAGAAAATGAATTCAACTTCTCCCAGAATCCAACTATAATAGAGGATCAAATTACAGGTAAAGCTTATGATTTTATAACTGGTTCTTTCTTTGCACCTTATATTACTACTGTTGGTTTATACAATGAAAATAGAGAATTATTGGCCGTAGGAAAACTATCTCAACCATTACCTTCATCAAGAACAACAGATATGACTATTTATGTCAAAATAGACAAATAAATTATGTCAAGATGGTTTTATGAAGAAGTTATAGGAGATGGAGTTTCTTATAAATTTATTAACTCAATTGAGGATTTTCCTCCCAATACATTTGGTTTCATTTATAGAGTTACCAACAATCAAACAGGTCAATTCTATATTGGTAAAAAATTCTTATATCACAATAAAAAGAAAAAATTAACCAAAAAAGAAATAGCAGAACAAACAGGCCCAGGTCGTAAACCAACCACCAAAGTTGTTCAATGTGAAAGTGATTGGTCTACGTATTGGGGCTCTAGTAAAGAATTGCGCGAAGACATTAAGAATATAGGGGTAGATAGATTTACTCGTCAAATATTATACTTCGCCCGTGATAAAAAAGAACTCACTTACTATGAGCTGAAATATCAAATAATGGAGGATGTACTTATATCCCCTTTATCATACAATGATAATATTTTAGGCAAGTTTTATAAAAGAGACTTTGCTAATTAAAATAAATTTATTATATTCACTACTGTGGTGAATCAATTGTTAATTACTTTAACCAATTCTGTATTAGGAAAAGGTCATTCTACAGCCAGGAACAACCAGGCATATAAATGTCCATTTTGTAATCATCATAAACCCAAACTAGAAATCAATTTTTCCGAAAATACAAAAGGTGAGAATCCTTGGCATTGTTGGGTTTGTAATAAAAAAGGTAAGAAATTAGCTACATTATTTAAACAAGTAGGAGCACCATCTGAAAAATTATCGGAATTATCATCTTTAGTTAAATCAAATATTCCATTAGGGGATGCTGTTACTGAAACAAGAAAAATTAGTTTACCTAAAGAATTTAAACCATTACATTCAATATCACCAAATGATGTAACAGGCAAACATGCTTTAAAATATTTGAAGTCTAGAGGATTAACTAAAGAAGATATACTTAGATATAATATTGGATATTGTGAGAGTGGAAGATATGCAAGTATGGTTATTATTCCCTCATATGATGAAAATGGGGAATTAAATTATTTTGTTTCTCGATCCTTTATATCATCCAATAAATTAAACCCTTCAGTCTCTAAAGACATTATTGGGTTTGAATTTTTTGTTAATTGGCATTCTCCTATTGTTTTATGTGAGGGAGCATTTGATGCTATTTCGATAAAACGAAATGCCGTACCATTATTTGGTAAAATTATTTCTAAAAAATTAATGAAAAAATTAGTTACATCTGCTGTAGAAAAAGTATACATTGCCTTAGATAAAGATGCAATTAAAGATGCTTTAGAACATTGTAAAACATTAATGGATTTTGGGAAAAAAGTTTATTTGGTTGAAATGCAAGATAAAGATCCAAATGAATTAGGATTTAAAAACTTTACAAATATTATACAACAAACACCAACATTAACATATGATATGCTAATGAAAAAGAAAATCATGCTATGAGTAAAATCAAACATTCATTCAACAGAATTTTAGAAATTTCTGATGATCACAAACAAATTACTCTCCCAGACTCTAGATACTATAGAAGAAACGGCCAGTACTACCCATCAGTAACTTATGTATTAGGTTACTACCCAAAAGGAAAACACTTTGAGGAATGGCTTAAAAACATGGGTCGCTCAGCAGATTATATTGTTAGAAAAGCAGCCGAGGACGGAACAAAGGTTCATGAAATGGCCGAAAGTTATTTAAATGGAGAAGAGGTTAGTTTCTTAAACCAATATAGTACACCACAGTATGATCCTGATATTTGGTTAATGTTTTTACGTTTTGTTGAATTTTGGGAAACTTATAATCCTAAATTAATTGAAACTGAGGTACATTTATTTTCTGATGAATTAAAGGTAGCAGGTACCTGTGACTTAGTTTGTGAAATTGATGGTAAAATTTGGTTATTAGATTTAAAAACATCTAACTATATTCAAACAACTTATGAAATTCAGACTGCTGTTTATGGACAGTGTTATGAGGAATGTTATGGTAAAAAGATAGATAACTATGGTATACTATGGTTAAAATCCTCTAAACGTAAATTAAATGTAGAAAAAATGAGTGGTAAGGGATGGGAAGTAGTATTACCAACTCGTACATTTGAGGAAAATATAGATATTTTTAAAACAGTTAGAAGATTATTTGATTTAGAAAACCCAAATGATTCACCTATATTTACTGAATTTAAAACTTCGGTAAAACGTGTTTTGTGATATTTATAATTAATGATACGTCTTGTAGACTTACTGTTAGAGGCATCTGATTCTCCTAAAGCAATTTTTATGGCTGGTCCTGCTGGATCTGGTAAATCATATGTCTCTAAACAAATTATTCCTCAAAATTTACAAGTAATTAATGTAGATGATACTTATGAGGAACTATTAAAAGCCGCTGGTATTGGTCAAAAATTAACTCAAATGACCCCAGATGAATTATCTCAAGCCGCCAAATTAATGGGTAAGGCTCAAGCAGCCACTAGAGAAAAATATGCTAAGGCTTTAGAATCACTACAAGATGTTGTTATTGATGGAACAGGTGGTGCCTCAAAACCATTACTTAAGAAAAAATCAGAATTAGAGGCCTTAGGATATAAAACATTAATGTTAATGATTTATGTATCACCTTTAGTATCATTGGAAAGAAATTCACAAAGAGAAAGATCATTACTACCTTCTATTGTTTTGAGAACATGGAGGGATGTAAATAAAAATATAGATACATATAAAGAGGTATTTGGTGATGATTTTATATTAGTTAATAATAATCCAAAAGAGGTAGATACATCATTTTCACTTGATAAAATTCAACCATATTTTGATGCCTCTCCAACTAAATCAGGCAAAACAAAATCCCCTGAGGAAATAGCAAAATCAAAAGCAGAAAAAGAACAATTAAACAAAGACATTGAACAAATGGTACAAACATTACCTGAATTTGATTCAATAGAAACAGCTAAATCAAAAATTAATGGATTTCTTAATTAAAGATATTATACAAGAATTAGCCCCTAATGATAAAGTAACAATACTATATCCAGGAGCATTCAAACCACCTCATAAAGGTCACTTTGAGGTAGTTAAAAGATCAGCCGAAATTGGAGATAAAGTAATTGTAATTGTTTCTCCTAAAGATAGAGATGGGGTAAATTTAGATCAATCTTTAAGAGTTTGGAATTTATATAAAAAATTATTTCCTGATAATGTTGAAATTAGAGTAGCACAAGGTTCTACTCCTGTTAGTGATGTTTATGATATTATAAAAAACAATCCTAATGAAAACTTTTTAGCTGCTTTTGGTAAAGAAGAAGGATCAAGATTTGATTCAATTACCAAATCAGGTAAATACCCAAATGCAGATATTGTCGACATTGGTACTATAGAAAATTTTAGTGCCACTGAATTAAGAAAAGCAGTACGAGATAGAGATATAGCTACTATAGAAAAAATGATACCTGATGGGATTACTGCTATTGAATTTTTAGAGGCAATGAATAGTAGAGTACATGAAAATTTATTCTTAATTCAAGAGGATGAATTAATGGATGAGGTTGTTAACCCTGATGGTGAAATATTTGAATATAATCAAAAGGAAAAGGGATTATTCTTATATAATGATTCTAAAGGAAACACTTATTTTGTTAGATTAACATTTCAACCTACTGAATCTCCTTATTTTGAATTGAAAATAGGATGGTTTGAAGATAATGATTTTTCTAAACCAAAATATGAACCTAATTTACCTCCAAATTCTACCTCATTAGACAACATAAAGAGAAGAAATACAGTATCTAAAATATATAGAGATGAAATATTACCTTTATTTAAACAAGTATCATCTTTATCAAAATTATTAAAAATAAAACCAGTATCTCAATCTAGATTTATCTTTTCAGACAGACTAGTAAAAAATCATACTCCTGAGGATTTTAATATTGATAATAACGATGAAGGTATTACTATTTCTTTAAAAGAGGTAAGTGATCCATCATCAATTGATCCTGAACAATTAAAAATGGGAATTGAGGTTGAAAAAGAACATACCGATGATCCTGTAGTAGCTAGAAAAATTGCTATTGATCATTTGAAAGAAGATCCTAAATATTATACTAAATTAGCTACTTTAAAATTAGAACAACAAGCGGACCCACTTCAAGACCATATCAATTCAATTAACCAGTTTATGGTTGATAAAGGATTAGAAATTATGCCTTTCCCTCAAGTACAATATGTTACTGATGATGAGGAAAATGCTAATCAAATTTTAGGAAAAACAGCATATTACAATCCAGGTCAAAATATTATTGCTTTATATACATTAGGACGTCATCCTAAAGATGTTTTAAGATCATATGCTCATGAATTAATTCATCATGCTCAAAATTTACAAGGTAGAATTAAAGATATTAGAACTACTGATGTAAATGAGGACGATAAACTTTTCAAATTAGAAGAAGAAGCGTATGTTCTAGGTAATATGATTTTTAGAAGCTGGGAAAATAGTCAATCAAATTCAAAAAAAACTAAAGAATCTGACTATTACCAAAAATACAAACAATATGCTTTAACTGAGTTATTTGAAAAAGATTTACCTAATATTGAAAAAATAAATAATATAGAATATTTAGTAGGAAATGGAACGGATATAGAGGCTAAATATATTTTTAAATTAGAAATACCTGATAGAAATATATGGTCAATGAATTGGTTTTTTACCCCTAATAATAAAAATAAATCCCCAGAGGCTTGGAAACAAGTAACAGCTACATCATTTAAGGTATTAGATAATTTTCTAAAAAATAACAACCCTAAATCAATCCATATTTCAGGTAATACCTTTTCAAAAACCAATTTATATAAAAATTATGTAGATAAACTTCAAACATTATTAAATAATAAATATAAAATTGATAATAGTGATGAGGATAAAATAGTATTACGCTCCATTGAAGAATCATACCAATCCAGTATTCAAAAACGTATGGAAACTTTAAATGAATCATACGAACAGGCTTTACATTATTGGGAAAATGGGGATATAAATTCTAAAAGTAAAATAGAACGTTGGAATAGTATAAAAAAGGTTATAGAAAGAAAAGTTATAAGAGAAATGTATAAATTAGACAAAACAAAAAAATATTACATATTCTGTGATATGGATGGTGTATTAGTTGATTTTGATAAAGGTTATAAAGATTTAACCGGTGTTAGTACTAAACATGCCGATGTTCAAAATAGTAAAGATTTTTGGAATAAATTAGAATCATCTTTAAAGGAAAAAGGATTAACCCAAGAGGACTATTGGAAAGGTTTAGATTGGATGTCTGATGGAAAAACATTATGGAATTATATCAAACAATATAATCCTTATATTTTAACCGCCCCATCCAAAGATCCTGGATCAAGAACAGGTAAAAAAGAATGGGTTGAACGGCTAGATAATATGAAAAATATTTATTTTAGAGCAGCACAATCCAAATCAGACTTTGCTGGTAAAAATAAAGTATTAATTGATGATAGAGAAGATACTATAGAAAGTTGGAGAGCCAAGGGAGGAATAGGTATATTACACACTAGTGCGGCCGATACAATCGAGCAACTAAAACAAATAGGTTTATGAGTAAAAAAGACAATGTTTTAAAAAAAGAGTTTAAACAAAAAGACGTTCAACGATTAAGAAATTTATTAACCAAAAAACACGGTGATAAAACCACTGTGGGTATTGGTTATTCTAAACAACAAGAATTTCATAAAGAAGGAGATATTTGGGAAGAGGATGGTAGAAAATGGACCATTAAAAATGGTGTAAAACAAAATATCACTAAAATGGATGAGGCTAAAAAAGCCCACGTTATGCCTTTATTTTGTCCCTCCTGTAATAAAATAATGAAAACACACAGAGATAAAAATTACTATACAATCCATAGAAAATGTCTCAATTGTGTTGTTGATTTTGAAACAGAATTAAAACGAATAGGGGCTTGGGGAGAATACCAAAATAGAATCCACAATTCAGAAATTGATGGTTTTATTAATGAATTTAAATCTTGGGTTGAAGATAGTTTAACTGAATCAAATCAAGGATTTGTTTCCGAGGATGGTCACGTAGAACGTTGGTTAGGTGGAGCAGATAAAAATAGAGTTTTAGGTGAGTTAGATAAAACCATTGAATATTTATCTTCCCTGAAAAAGTAAATATTTATAGGGGATATGGACTTTGCCAAATTTATCTCCTATTTAATGCATTCACGTACACAATCCCATGTGTATCATTTACAAACCCCATCTTTTGCTGCCCATAAGGCACTAAATGACTATTATGATGGTATAATTGATTTAGTTGATGGGTTAGTTGAATCATATCAGGGCCGTTACGGTATTTTAACTGGTTATTCTAACTTTGCTTTAATGGAGTATAAAAGTTGTGAGGCTATAAGAGAATACTTTAAAGCCTTAGAAAAAACAATTGAATCCTCTAGGGCCTCTTTACCTCAAGATTCGTATATTCAAAATCAAATTGATGAAGTAATTACTTTAATTGTTTCAACATATTATAAGTTAACATATTTAAAATAATGGAACATAATAAAATTCGCCAAACGATAAAAAAAGTATACGAATTGTATTATTTACCTACTTATGATGATGATGTACAGAAAAAATATGATAATACTCCTTATGATGAAAGAAGAGTAATTATGACTACTGTTTTTTATCCTGAGGATTATGCAAAATATAATTACGGTGAATTACCAACCCAAATCCAAACAGCAGTAAATAACTATTTTAATGGTAGAGGTTTAAAAGAAGACAAATTAAAAATAATGATTAATAAAGTATTATTCGAACAAGACGATGAAACCACCGGTGGTCAAGGTATTCGTCTAACTAACAATATAGTAGTTAAGTTTAAAAACGAAGATGAAGCAACCATAGCCGCCGATGGTTTGAAAGATGTTAATAATTATGGAAAATATATCAATCAGTTCCAAACATTGGATCCTGGTTTGAAAAAATACTTGTCTGATACTTTTGGTCCATCAATTCCAAGCCAGAAAAAAGCCGCTCTAAAAAAACGTAGAGAGGAGCTAGGTGACGAAACATTTGATTTTAAAACCAAAACAGGTCAGGCCATCATTGATGCAATTAAAGATTACTTTGAAGAAAAACCAAGTAAATCTATTGTTACATTCAAAGTAACAGATAAAAATGAATTGCTTGTTCCTATTGAACAAAACATTCTAACTAAACAAAATCTAAAAGACATATTAAAAACTGTATTCACTAATATTGGATTAAAAGGATTTGAAATTAGTGAAAAAGAAGGATTAGATGAAGCACAAATGGGTGTTGAATTTGGTCCTAGTTTAGGTAATACCGGAGGAAGTGGTGAAAGAAAAATACCTAAAGTAATTGCTTTTCCTTATTGGGATTTAAAAGCTAAATTTAAAGACGATTTTAAATTAACTAGTAAATCTGGCCCTAAAGGAAAACCAGAATATTCTTTATATATCTCTAAAAATTTAAAAACAGCATTAGATCAAATTCAAAGAGGACGTACCTCTCGCGATACTGAAAAACGTAAATTTGATTTAACTAAACAGGTTGAAGACAACATCCAACCAATGATTAGAGGAATTCTTAAAAATGGAACCGAAGGTGCCAAATTAGTTAATGTTGGTGGTGTTGATATGTATCTTGTTAAATGGCCTATCTTAGGTAAAAACAAGGAAGGAAATGTATTGTGGTTTGCTTCCCCATCAGTTGCTAAACTTATGGAAGATATGATGGAGGAAATTAAAATGACTACCTCACAAAAGAAAAAACGTGGTGAAATTTTTGATAAATTAAAATCACAGGGTATGGCCGATGAAAAAGCAGGTAAAATAGCTACCTCTCAAGCAATGAAAGAAGATATTGATTTAGGTCATCAAGATGATGAACCCGATATGTTAAAAGCTAGTGTTTATCGTATTGCCCAGTATGCTGTTGCATTGTATAAAATGTTAGATAAATACGACCAAATGAATGCTGAGGTTGATTTTCCAGATTGGTGGCAAGAAAAAATCCACTTAGCTGCTGATTATATGGATAAAACTAAACATTATCTTGAATTTGAAGAAAAACAACCTGCCTTAGATGCTATGACAGAAGGAATGGGTGGTACTAAACAGTATATTCAATCTAATCCAAATGTAGGAACATTTGATTCTGAGGAAGTTATTTTACAAAAAATATATGGAGATAACATATCTAATATAAAAAGATATTCTGTAGGATCTTATACTGGTGATTTAGGAAACATTAAAGGAGCACTTTTTATG